CATTCACACCGAAGCCACTCGGGGAGCAACCCGGCGCGGATGTCTTTGAACACCGCGGTAACGTCCTGCTGGCCGCGCTCATCAGCCCATTCAATACGCTCTTGCGCCATGTCTGCGTAGACGCCGGGGTAGCGACGACCGAAGAAGTGATTCTTGAAAGTGCACAGGTTAGACTCGAGCGTAAACTTACCCACATGCGGTACGTTGGGGTGAGTTATACGGAAGTTAGCAAGGTAGGCTACTGACTGAGAGTCTAACCACTCGCACATCTTTTTGAAGTCCGGGTAAGTGCCGTCGAACCCGTTCGGCATACGCTTGTCCCACACGTATTGATCCTGACCGAGCAGGAACATCATACCGTTGCGGTGCGACTTGCTGCCCGACTTGTCGTCAAAATGCAAGTTATCGCAGTCTGCGCCGAACCCGTTCAGGTAGATATACTCTAGGTAACTGAACGCAGACAGTCGGCCAAACGAGTGAAACCCGTGGCGCACCGACTCCCACAAGAATGAGAACGGATGACCCTGAAAAAGCGCCTTCTGCGAGCCGAGCGTAGCGACGATCGGCGCGTAGAGTTTGATCGCGTCGACGGTGTCCTTCTTTTGATACCGGCGGTCGGTGTCAAACTGAAGAGTCTCCCAGTTATCGTTGAACCACTGCTCAAAACGGGTGAGCGGCGCGTGGGCGGGGGGCACCTCGGGTAGTTGTTGAAACAGACGTAGCGACGTGATCGGGTTCTGCGTCAGGCCGTTCAAAAACGCAAACCAGAGCCGCTGTTCGTCGTCCCAGTTATAACGCTCGGCGAGCGCGGGCATGTACAAATAAACCAGCCCCGGCATGATACCGCGGGTCAGGTTGAGCTCGTATAGCCGCGTGAAGTAGTCGCGTCGGTGTTGGGGCTGCCGGTAGTCAATCACGGTTCGATCTCCCACTTGATTCCGGTGTTACCGCGAGAACGGGTGACGGCGGCACAGTAAAGCGAGTCTTCACACTCCTCTGCGCATACTTTCAACTCTCGCTCCTTGACTTGCCACTCCAGCTCCTTAAGCAAATTTTCAATGGTATCGCCGTGGCCGGTGGCATAGCCTCGCTCAATCATCCACGCGGCTACCTTCTCCCGCTCGGCTGCAACAGCAAGATCAACCTGTTCAACAATCAAATCAGCCTGCCAGCCTGCAATCTCTGGGCATAGTTGTTTGACCCAATCTTTCATGTCGTCGCGGGTCATGACTGCGTCTCTTTTGAGAACGGAGAGTACTTGTTCCATATTTGGTCAAGCACCCTGACATCAAACTCTTCTTTCAGTTCGTTACGGAGTTTACGCAGAGCGTCAAACTCGTCTGAACCTTTACGCCATACGCGGTGATCATCTGAATAATCGTAGTACCAATCGTGTGCTTTAAGCAGCTTTTCATACTGTAGCAGTTTGTCGCTCATGACAACCTCCGGGTGAAAAACGGTTCAATCACTTTAGTGCTTGGGGCCGAGCCTACGATCCAAAAGCCTACGGTATCGTTGCGCGGCAGCGCGTTCGGGTTCTGCCGGAGCCACCGCCACATTTTGGCCTCGTAGGTCGGGTGAAACGTAATGCCTTCAAAGTTCTCGCCGGTGAACTTGTCGCTGTACTTGGCGAACTTGGTCGTGTGTAGGCTGTGGTGTTCCCACTTGAACGGTAGCCAATTAGTATCAACACCCATGAGACCCATACGCTCCTCGACCCAATCGCGCTTTTCTGGACCGATACCGATAGTGAACAACCGCTTGACGTTTTTAGGGTCGCGGCTTAGGCCGAGCAGTATGCTACACAGCGAGTTGCACGAACCCGCCGGGGCGATGAGCGTCTCAACCTGCTCGGGCATGTTGCTCACTTGGTGCGCGCCGACCTCGTGAAACTTGCGCACATCGTCAGCCGGGTAGCGGTCGTGCGGAAGCGTGATGCCATACTCAACTACGAGCGAGTTAGGCTTGGTCAGGTTAACGACTTTGTTCTGAATGATCGGGTTGTACGGGCCGCTAGCGTATTCAAACACCGCACCGAACCCCGCGGCGATGCGCGGATTCTCATGTTTGAGCACGGTTTCTGGCTTGCTATAAACCACCTGCCGGGCTTGTAACCCGTAGTGCTGCCCGACGATCGCACTCATGCTAAGCTGCGGCGACTGAATGCTCGCACCGGTGACAATATGGTTCTTACCGGGCCGGTAACGGTTGATGTACCAAATGAGTTGGCGCATTTTGCTACCGTTGGGGCCGCCATAACCGAGCGGGGCAAAATAGTCATCGCGCTTGAAGTGAATACCGCCGCGGTTTTCCCACGGGGTGAGTGTGCCTAAGTAGTCTTCCCAGTGTACCTGTTCACGGTCAAGAGTCAACTGCGGGAATACGGTGTTCATCAATTCACTCCTGCGACGTTAACAAGTGAAAACTGCCGATCGTTTATCGTTACGACGAGCCGGACGCCTTGCTTGGCAGCCGAGTACAACTGCTTGGTCAGGCGGTCTTGCTGGCTGCTAGTGAGCAGGTCGGGGCGATCCTTCCACATCTGGTGAGCGTTAGCCCATATGTCAATGCGCTTACCGTTTTCAAAACACTGAATAGCGCGGTCAAGTTTGAGCGAGTCCTTCATGTTCGGTCGGTCTTTGATGACTTCGGGCTGGCGCAGTGCGGCCTCAGTGAGCACCTGCGTGCATCGCTTTATAGCCGTAGCCCGGTCGCTAAACCGCAACACCTTGTTAGAGCTGTACCGGTTGTATAGGTCGACCAGCTCTTTACCTTGCATAATGTGAAGATTGATCAGCTCATTTATCATTTGTGCTTCTCCGCGATGCTGTTCAAAAGGTTGCGGAGCTCAGTGACCCCGCCGTTACAATACGTCAAATTGCTAGCCGAGCGGTATTTGTCTTGTACCGCGTGGCAGATAAACTTGGTCATCAGGATGGTGTACGTGCGGTTGAGGTAAGGCCGCGTCTTGGCTTCCTCCGCGTTCAACATACGGAAGTCCATGTTCAACTTATCTTCAAGATCTTCAATCGCTGACAGCTGCCAACCGTTAAGCCCGATGATCAATACGTCAATGGTCGGACGCGCCTTGTTTTCAGCCTGTCGGCGCTGGCGCTCTTCCATCCGGGCACTAGCCTCGGCAAAGATCGGTGCAGTGGGTGAGGCCGCGGGTAACTCCCGCCGAACCTCGGCGACTACGCGCTTGACGATCATGTCTACGAGCTTTTCAAACACGTCACCGAGTGTCGGCTCAAGCACCGGTGCGGGCGCGGCCTCTTGAAACTCCCGCACCGCCTTGCGTACTTTGTTAGCCTCGGACTTAGCCTCGGCGATGTCGTCGGCGTAAAGGCTCGGCATCGTTTTGCTCATCGTAGCGCGCTGCCGGTCTTTAGGCAGGACTCGCTGGGCGCGCATGATGGCGTCGTAACCGTTCAGGAACGGGTTGTCAACGTAAACATTGACGAGTTCTTGCACAACCGCGTCGCGCTCGTCTCGTGTCCACTTGATTCTAGCCATAGTTATCAGCTCCTAGTTAGATGATCTTGGGGCGGGCGATAAGGGTCTGCGCGATACCGTCGCGCTCATCGTGAGCCTTGACGGTAGCCTTGACGGTGAGCGTTTCACCCTCTTCGAAATTGTTTGAACCTTTATACACAATGACGTTGCCGGCAGCATCTTTACAGATGTTGATGTACGTGAACCCGTACTGGCCTTCAAACGAAAACACTTTGTTAACGGTAAGCGTAAAATCGCGGCGCTCGCCGACGGTGCCCACGTGCTGGCTGGTGGCACGCTCGGTGGCGATGCGTTCCTCGCGGCGCTGGTTAGCCTTAGCGACGCGCTCTTCGGCACGGGCGAGGGCGCGGCGCACGAGGTCGGTTTGCTTGTCGGTCAGACCGCCCCACTCTTCAATCGCTTCACGCATTTCGAGCAACACCTCGCCGAAGTTGCCCGCAAACATACCGTCGCGGAGCGGGTTCGACTTGACCAACTCGCCCTGATCGTTATATTTGTTTTCAAACTCGCCGTGGCCGTACAACCAGTCCCATAACCGCTGTGCGTCGGGATGAGCGGCTAACCAATTTTTACGGCGCGTCTTGTTGGCGTTTCTTTTGATGGCGTTGCGGATAGCGGCTTCGTACGCTGCCGGGTGTTCTATATCACCGTTCATTAGAGCACCTCCGGCTGAACGACGAGCTCGTAACCGAGATCTTTAATCTGGCGGAGGGCGCGGTCGGTGAAGGTTTTGGTGCCGATCAGCGCGGCGAGTTTGCAGGCAACGTCGCAAACCGGGTAAACCACGCGGTTGCCGTAGACGTTGGTGATGCGGACGATGATGCTGCTTTTCATAGGCTCTCCAGTTATTCAGTTATGATGGTCATCAGTGACCATGGAATGAATTATAGTGCCCATTTTCAAAAAGGCAAGTGGGGGCGGCAAAATAATTTACCGCCGCTGCGCCGTCTTTGCCCGGCAGTCCGGTGCGTTGTCACAAGGTTCAATAACCGCGGCTAGCGCGTACAGTAAAATGAGCAGGACCACTTGAGGGAGCGCGCTCTGGTTTTTCATAAAGGTTTACCTTTGTGATTATAGTGCGCCTGTTTGGTAGCGTAACCCTCACCAGCCAAAATGCGACGGATAGTCCACTTGTTAGCCGGGCACTCGACTTCGTGTATAGTCCAGCCTTCGCCCTCGCAGTTGGCGACTGCCTGCCGCTTGAGTAAATAACAGTTGTCGACCTCGCCACCGCGGTTCTGAACGATATAGAATTTCATTTGACACCCCACACTTCGTTATGGTTGCCGGTAGCGTCGCGGTTGTCCCGGTCGGGCGCGATGCGGAAGAACTCAACCTTGGCGTGCTGGTGCCACTCCTTACCGGTCATCTGCAACTCGAGGTTGCGGGTGTAGTCGTAGCCCTTGAACACTTTCTTAAGCGGGAGCTTGATTTGCTTATACACGGCGGGTACCTCAGTTAGAAGTTATAATCGTGAAACTTGACGGGCTTGTCGGCTAGCCGATAACGGTTACCGTGAGCATCGCGCCAACCTTGCTTGCCTAAGCGGATACGGACGGTGCGGGCCTGCGGGTTGCTATTGATAACCCATTTCTGCTCGCTTTGATTAATGACGGTACCGCAGAAACCGCCGGGCACAAAGTCGGGCTGCCAGCTGGGGTCGCGCTCGGCGTCCATGGGGCGAATGTCAATCGTTTTGTCACTAACCCGACGAATAACCTCGTACGGGTTGACGTCAGAGTAACCAATGTGATTTGCGAAGTTCATTCGAGTATCCTCAGTTATGAAAGTTTGTAGATATGTTTGACAAGAGCTTCGACTTGGGCGGCTTCTTTGTGCATACCGAGCGTACGCAGATTTGAAGCGAACGAGTCACCATACAGCGGAGCCATGTCAATGGCTTCAGCCCGTCGCTTGGCGCGAAGATTTTCAAGCAGGGAGGTTTCCTCACTTGAGGTAAGGTTGAAGTAGCGGAGTTCGTTGCTGATCGCTTTCATTTGCTTTTACCCTATGTTATGCAGTGTTTCGTTATCAGTTATCGTGGTTATCATCAACCACCATGGAAACCATTATACTCATCTGAATCAAGAAGGCAAGTGGTCAAGTAAAAATAATTTTGCCGCGTAAGTGCGCGGCCCCACTTGCCTTTATAATTTGCTTGGGGCATACTTGAGCACAATAACGCATAACTTGGAGCAACACCCATGCAACTGAGACGTTACCAGCAAGACGCGGTGTCGGCGGCACGCTCGTCGCTTGCGGCTGGACGTAACCCCGTATTACAGCTCGCTACCGGTACCGGTAAGTCGCTCATCATAGCCGCACTCGCGCAACCCCGCACGTGGGTGTTGACGCACATCCAGCAGTTAGTTGAGCAAAACGCCAAGACCTACGAGCGGTTCACGGGCAGCGCGCCGGGTATCATCTGTGCGGGGCTCAAGCGTAAGGACACTCGGGCTGAAGTCATTTTTGCGACCATTCAGAGCATTAAAGGGGTGTTGGCCGAGCTGCCCGAGCCCGACTTGATTATCATTGACGAGGCTCACCGCGTACCGCATCGCCGGGGTGAACACTCAATGTATGACTCAATATTGCGCCGTTACCCGCGAGCCAAGCGTATAGCGATGACCGCGACTCCGTGGCGTATGGACAACGGTATCATTTACGGCGACGGCGAGAGCTTCTGGTTTGATGACCTCGCGTTCAACTATCCGGTCAAGCAGGCGGTCGCGGACGGTTGGCTCACTCCGCTCGTCGGGGTTGAGACCGCGATCCAGTTGGACGTGGATGAGGTAGACGTAGACGACGACTTCAATCAAGAAGAAGTCGGCGAGCTGCAAACGCAGGAGTGGCTCGAGTCGGTCGCCCGGTCGCTCCCGCATTTAGCGGGTGAGCGTAAACATATCGCCGTGTACTGCCCGACAGTAGTAGCAGCTAACCGTGCGCTGTCAGCAATCCTCGAGGAGACCGGCTGGCGAGCCGAGTTGATCACCGGGGCGATGGCTCCCGAGGCCCGTAAAGCCATCCTCCGGCGTTTTGCGGAGCGTGAGACGCGGGTGCTCGTATCCATTGACACGCTCACCACCGGGTTCGACTTACCGTCGCTAGACTGTATTGTCTGCTTGCGCCCGACGCTGTCCTCCTCGCTGTGGGTTCAGATTCAGGGTCGCGGTACACGGCTCGCTAACAACAAGAAAAACTGCCTCGTGCTCGACTACGTAGGCAACCTCATCCGGTTAGGCGGGGTTGACATGTACGAGCGGTACTACCGCGAGGACAGCCTTGAGGAAGTCGAGGCCAAACCGCTCCGACCGCACGTTAAGCGGGAGCGTAAATACTTGCCGGGGGTGCGTAAGCTCACCCCGATCGACCCGATGACCGGGTTGGCTGCGGGCAACGGTACGGCACTCACGGTTGACGTACACGCGGTGAGCGCGGTGGCTATAAAAACCAAGCGCGACCCGAACAATTATATCCTGATGGTTCAGTACGCATGCACTACGGCCGAGAATGCTCGCATTGATGCGACGCTGTTCGTAAACACCGTAGTGCCGCGTGAGCAGGACTATCAGTTCTTTAAACAGCGCGGGCTGGCCGTTAAGATACCAGCACCCGCACAATCCGTGGCTTGGGCTGTCCGAGCTGCCCGCGTACCTAAGCAATTACAAGTGCGTAAGGCGGGCAAGTATTGGAATGTAGTCGCGGAGCATTTTACGGGGGTTGAGGGAAGTGCCGAGCAAGCCGCCTAAACACATGTGGTCGGTTGATAGCCGACCCGCTCCGAGCGTATTAGATTACGCTCTGGCGTATGCTAAATTGGGTTGGGCCGTGTTGCCCGTGTGGTCGGTTGATCAGCACGGGCAGTGTCGCTGCGGGCGACCGAACAACGAGAAGGGTCACAAGCCGGGTAAACACCCGCAAAGTAACCTTGTACCGCACGGTCATAACGACTCTACGCTTGACGAACAGCAAATCAGAGACTGGTGGGCGACTGACCCCGAGGCGGGTATCGGTATCAGCCTTGCTGACTCCGGGCTGCTCGCTTTAGACATTGACCCGCAGAACGGCGGGCGAGAGTCCCTGAGCGCGCTGGAGGCCGAACACGGCGTATTGCATAGTGACTGCGTGGCGGTTACGCAAGGGGGCGGCGAGCACCGCCTCTTTACCGCGGATGCGGCGCTCACGTACCCGGCCTCGCTCGGGGCGGGACTGGACTTAAAGCATCATGGTTATATTTGCGTTGCGCCTACGCTCGGGCCGTCCGGTGCGTACCGGTGGGAGTCGGGCCGCTCACCGCTCAGTCAATCGCGCCCTGCGCAACCTTCCCCGCTCCCGCAATTAATCGCGAGTAAAGCGCGCACACCGGCGAGTTATAGCCTCACCGAGCGCGGCGGGGTGCCGGTAGCCACAGCGCAAACCTTTGACGACCTCCGCTCGGCACTCAACTACGTAGATGCTGATGACTATACCACGTGGGTTAACGTGGGTATGGTGCTCAAACCTTACGGCGAGAATGGCTATAAAATATGGACTGAGTGGTCATCGCGCTCGGACAAGTTTGATGCCGCGGCCCAACGACGCAAGTGGGAGCGGGATCTTGATCACCCGCACAGCATAACGTACCGGTCAATCTTCCGGATGGCGATGGATAACGGTTGGTCGGGTAATGTGAAAGCGCCTGACCCCGCGGCGAACCCTAACGAGCCTCACCCGCTGTCGCTGGTGCGCTCAACAGGTTCCGGCGCGAGCCACGTAACCGTATTTGAATATATTTACGACGACTTTATGTCAACCGGCGTGAACGTCGTCGCGGGTGCTCCGGGTGTAGGTAAAACAACGCTCATTGTGCCAATGGCGCTAGCCACTGCGCACTTGTGCCCGTATGATTACCCGCTCAAGCCGCAAGTACGTCGCAACGTGATCATCATCACGGAGTCTGTGGTGCAGGTACAGCGCGTCATTTACTCGCTGTTCACTTGGGGTTATACTGGGGCTGCAGCTGGCGACTTTGACGAGCGGGTGCGGGTGATCGCCGCCCAACGTCTGGATCCTAAAATCGTTGCGCAAGTCGCGGATGAATACCGTTCTTGGACGGTGGACAACCAGCGCGCCGACGGTGATGTATTCAAGGCACTCCCGCTCGTGCTTTTTGACACTGCGAACGCGGTGTTTGACCTTGAGAATGAAAACGACAATGCCGAGGTCGGGCGCGCGATGGCCTACATAAAGCAGGCCTTTTCCGCGTTCCCTGTTATTATCGTCAGCCATACGGCTAAAATGCTCGGGCAAGGGGAGTCGGAGTATTTGAGTCCCCGCGGTGCGTCAGCATGGACAGGTGACGCGCAAGGGGTTTATACGGTTTTCAAAGACGGCGACATGGAAGACGCGCCGCGGGTGCTTAAAGCGGTCAAAGTCAGGTTCCCAACTAAGTTCTCAGAGTTGACATTCGACCTAGTGAGCAACCGTGAGCAGCACAAGGATGTGCTCGGCTATGATTCAACTATCTGGTTCAGTCACTCGGTAGCGCGACCGCTCGCACCGGGTGAGCGCGCCCAGTTGAAGGAAGACATCAAAGAGCAGAAAGAGAATAAAGCATGGGAGCAGTTAGCGGCCAACATGCTGGACTTGATACGGAATCATCCTAACAAGTCGCGCTCATATTACGAGCGACTCCCCGTAGCGCAAGGTGGCGTAAAAGCTGCGCAAGACCGTAAAGAGCGAGTTCTGACCACGCTGCTAGCCGATGGGCTGGTAGTACGGGTTGAGTTGGACAAGCCGCAAGGACGCGCGAATCACTATTTGACCGTAGACGAAGACGTCGTTAAAGCACATGAACAAACTAAATACGGAGTATAACTATGATCAGATGGCTGCTGGACTTTTTCAAACGTCGTCAGGCTCAAATGCACCGCGACTGGGCGAGTGTGCCCCCGCCAGAGTGGGCCGCTAAACGAAGTGGGAGGGATTATTGGTGAGCGAGCGTTACATGGAGTATTCGCGGGATCGGCTCGAGGCTGAGATCAAACGGCTCGAGTTGAAAATTATAGACATCCAGCTTGAACATGATGCCGAGCGGGGTCGTGCCTTGGTGGCCGAGATCGCACTGTGCGTGTGTTTTGGCTTGATAGGGTACGGATTAGGGGCATGGCTGGGGTAAAACATGATTGGCCCGACTGGCGTGAAAAATACGGTTTACCAACTCGACCTGTTCACCGGTGCCCCGTGTGTGGTGTGGAGTGCATCCGTGGACGGCAATGCGCTCGCCATAAACAAGACGAGCGCCGAAGAAAAAGAAATCTTGCGCGAAGTGCTCAAGATACTGGAGAACGAGTTATACCACAGCGCGAGCGCGAGGCTGGTAGCGAGTGAATATATCCGCTGTCATTTAGAGGATGATTACCCATGAGCTTTTTAGTTGATACACCTTACGTCACTGCGTATGTGCGGAATGAGTTCCTGTTTGATGAGCAAGAAGGTCACGGTCAGTTCACGCTGTGTACCGTGTTCGGCTTCCGCGCAGAGCCGGGGCGAGTGCCGATGTTTCAGGTCATGCTCGAGAACGGTGCGCAGTGGGCGCGAGTGCCGGTGCATATGCTTTGCTCAAAACCTTGCGACCCGCTACCGCTTGAGTTGTCGTGTTGGTGGGACTCTTTTAGTCGTCACTGCACGGTGCACGAGTTCACCTTTCTGCGCAACCACGCGGTGAAGTGTTACGGACGCGACGGCCAACTACGCAAGGGTAACTACTTGTTCACGGTCGACTGGTCGCACGGCGGTTGGTCTGAGATACCTGACCAACACAAAAATCACCACATCATCGCGCTCGGCAGCGGGCAGTGGGTTGCGTACCCGAATAATAAACTAATTTGGGAAGACCCGAGTTGGATCAATCAGCCGTCCCCGCTACCGCGGTGGCGTTCCCCCTCACGAACCTATAGCGTGGAGTTCAAATGAGCGAGAAAGAATACATCAAACGAGACGTCGTTGAGCAAGCAGAACAAACATGGTGTCGTTTAAGCGATGCCGGTGATCTTGAATTTTTAGACTGGACTTTTGTCGAGCAGCAAGCTCAACAATTTGACAATGCGGGTGAAAACGGCGCTCGCGATCAAGTGATGACGACTTGTAAGTTGTTAGTGGTGACTCGGAAAGAAACACTACAGCGGGTAAACACGCTTATCAGTAACTTTGCTGATGGTAGCAATGACGCCGCGGGCGTTCTTTTGTATGACCCAACCAAAACTTTAACACCTCCCGCTGCGACGTTTGTGTTTTTTCATATTGGTGAGGACACTACGCAGCCTGCCCGGTTGATTGACTCACTTGAAAAAACTAATCCCGGTGCGCGGATCATCATGCTCACGGACAAAGTCACTCCGGGGCTACAAGGCGTAGAGCGGCGTGAGTTTGACATCAACCCTGACCGCATTATGTCCGAGCGGTTGCGCGCTTATACGCAGCTCGACTTGCAAGAGCCCGCCATTTACCTTGATACAGACATGGTCGTGCGGGGGTTCGTTAACTTGCTCGCCATCCTCGGTGACAAAAAGTACGCATTTTGTAACCGTTCATTTGACCGCATGGTGCCGTTCAACGGGCAACAACGTGGGCTCGACTTCACCGAACACGCCGACCGTCCTATAGGGTTGGTATTCCCTTATGTAAGTTGTTTTATTGCAGCGCGCACCAGTGCGGACTTGTTACCATTATACGATCGGTGCCGGGTTCTTGATGAAAAGTATCATCGTTGGTACGGGGATCAAGAAGCATTGCGTGAGTTTGTGAATACGCTCAAAGCGAGCGAGTTCAATTTGATCGAGGAGGCGGTGATCGCCTGTTTACCTGAATACATCGGTAACAGTTCGCCTTTGATTGTACATTACAAGGGAGCGCGTAAGAATGTGGCCGCTTGATATTTACGTAGGTTGGGACTCGCGCGAGCAGGAAGCGTTCCGCGTCGCTAAGGACTCGATGTTTAGGCACACGAACGCACTGATTAACATTTACCCGTTACAGCAGCCTTGGCTCCGTGAGCAAGGGCACTATTGGCGTTCGGCCGACCCGTTGGCGTCAACGGAGTTTTCGCTCACACGGTTCCTTGTACCACACTTGCAGGAGTACCGGGGGTGGGCGTTGTTTTGTGATTGTGACTTTTTGTTCCGTCGTGACATCGCTGACTTGTTCAAACTGTGTGATGACCGGTACGCGGTGATGTGCGTTAAGCACGACTACAAACCCAAAGACACGCATAAAATGGACAACCGAGTGCAGCATCAATACGACCGTAAAAACTGGTCGAGCCTGATGTTGATCAACTGCGGTCACGAGCAGGTTAAACGGTTGATGCCGTATGACGTGAACACGCAAACTGCGCTTTACTTGCATCAGTTCAAATGGCTTACTGATGACGTGATCGGTGAGTTGCCGGTGGAGTGGAACTACCTTGAGGGTTGGCACACGCAGGAAGACTGCGCCGACCCCGCGGCGGTGCACTTTACTCGGGGTGGGCCTTGGCTTGATAACTATCAAAACGTGGAGTATGCAGCAGAATGGAAACGCTACGTATAAACCGTCGGCACTTAAGCCGACTCTTTTGGGCAACCGTGTTAGAGCACAGTGCGGATTCATCTGCTCGACCCCGGTTGATGGCCGAGTTTGACGAACTTGAACGTCACCGGGAGCATGCTGATTACAATACGGGCAGCATCTCGCTGGCGGCGGGATGGGCGTTGTACTCGTTGGCGCGTTACTTGCGACCTGAGTTGATCGCCGAGGTCGGTACGTTCATCGGCCGCAGTACGGTTGCGCTCCACCGCGGCGCGCCGGACGCAGTGCTACACACCTGTGACCTGTCAAACGACATTGACTTGGCGCTGGGTTCCCGGGTAGTGCAATACCCCAAGAAGTCCTCGGTTGAAATGTTCACTGCCATAAAGGCGCAGGAGAAGTCAATCGACCTGCTGCACATTGACGGTCGGTTGAACGATCACGACCTGCAAGTGTTACCTTTTACTCGCGTTTTCGTACTGGATGACTTCGAGGGTAACGAGAAAGGGGTGGCCAACTTGTTCAACCTGCATGGAATTGAACCGGGGTATCAGGTTATTTACCCACCGGAGCGGGAACTGCTGCGGGAACATAACTTAGCGGGGTGCTGCAACACAGCGGTGTTGCTGCCTAACGACATGATCCGGTTGGTGCGCCAATGATAAATTTGAATTTACACAGAGAAATCGACCGGCTGTTTGCTGTTAAAGAGTTCAAAAAAGCCTTGGCGCTAACGGAATACGCTTTGGTTCATAGTCCCGAGGACCGAGGGTTGTACCGGGCAAAAGCCTCCATTTACCACGCGCTTAAAATGCATAAAAAAGCCGAGCGTTGGTTCACCGCTTACATCAACAACGGCCCCCCTAGTTTTGATGGACACTACGGTAGATCTGCGGCTCGCAACGAAATGTCAGATTACTTGGGGGTGATACGGGACCTCGAGGTGGCTGAATTAATCAACCCCGACAACGCAGAGTTGTACCTCAGGCGCGGCGGGTCTTACTGGGAGATGCGCGACTGGGCTAAGGCCAAGGCTGATTTTGAAAAAGCGCTCAAACTAGCCCCCAACGAACCGGAAACAATTTGGGTGAATGGTTTGCTTGAGTTACAGGTGGGTAAGTTTGATACGGGTTGGTCACGGTATGATGCTCGGTGGCGGTCGGCGCGGTTCAAATCTAGGCCGCTGGTGACTACTAAACCCCAATGGTCACCCGACAGTGGACTCCGCAGAGTGCTCGTGTGGGGTGAGCAGGGTATCGGCGACCAGATCTTTTACGCTAGTATGCTCAACCGGTTGCGGTACGAGGTTGACAAAGTGACGATGCTCGTCGACCCGCGGTTGATCTCGTTGTTCAGCCGGTCGATGCCGACGATTGACTTCCTACCTAACACGTCGGAGGTGGAAGCAGGCGACCATGACTCGCACCTGCCTATCGCCTCGATTGGGGCGCAGTTTGTCAAGTCGCTTGATGACATTCCGCTAGCCGCTAGCCGGAACTATATCAAAGCCGACCCCGAGCGGGTAGCCGCTCTGCGGGCGCGGCTGCCAGCAGGCCCGCCGTTGGTCGGGTTGAGTTGGACGAGCGCCGCGATCAAAATAGGACCACACAAAAGCATCGCGTTGGAGACTCTGAAGCCGCTGCTGGACTTACCTTGTCGGTTTGTCAACTTGCAATATGTTCAGAGCGCAACCGAAACCGTAGACCCGCGCATCATGAACCCACGGGTTAACTGCCGCGACGACTTTGAGGCGCTCGCCGCGTTGCTCGAGTTGTGTGATGTGGTGGTGAGCGTGAGCAGCTCAACAGTCCACCTTGCCGGGGCGCTCGGCCGCCCGGTACTCTTGATGGATGCCAATAAGCTGTGGTATTGGGGTAACAAGTCGGGTGATCAGAGCCTGTGGTATCCGAGCCTGACAGTGTACCCGCGTGACCACGTGATGGCGCCTTGGGACAATGTGGTGCAGAGAGTTAAAGCGGAGTTAGAGCGGAGGTTCGTATGACCATTGACAGAGAGTCCCCACCGGGGTCATGGGCTGATGAGATTAGAGCGGCCCCTTGGCGGTTCAAACCGCTGCCGAGTACGCATGAGCTCTTGGCGCGGGTGAGGGCGGCGGGGTTGACCCAAGAGGCCAACGAGCTGGCCCGCGAGATTGAGGCTCTGCGCTCACAAGTTCAATACTTACTGACCTACCGCCCGATGGGTGGGGCAGCGGATGAAAAGTAATCGTTCGGTTTTAATCGTTCGGGGTAATCGTTCGAACGATTGGGCCGACCGAACGATTACCCGGGAGCACAATCTGAAGCGCTCGATCGTCGGAGGAGGGGGCCAGTCGGCCCTCCTCCGGAGTACGATCAGAGTGATGGGTCGAACGATCACACGATTCACTAAAAACAACGACTTACGTCCGTTCTACACCCAATCGTGTGGGTAATCGTTCGGAGTAATCGTTCGGGAATTTTCTCACTTTTTGGCAGCGGAGCGGAAAGTACTGTGTTTTATAGGGCGAGGGTAATCGTTCGGTTTGATCGTTCGGATACCCCTCTCGAAGAGACGAACGATCAATCACTTTGGCTGCTCGACGCAATGAGGTTATAATTGCCTGCTATGAATACTCCCACCCCTGCTCGTAAGAAGCCCGGCCCCCCGCCCGTTGCGCAGAACAAGCTCACTGCGTACAGCATCGATGCTATCTGCTCGGACATTGTCGGCGGCGACAGCCTGCGTGGTATCGCTGCTCGAGTCGGCGTGGATGTGTCTACTCTGATCTGGTGGATTGAGGAAGATCCTCAACGCTCCGCACGCGCACGAGCCGCTCGCGTCCTCTCGGCCCGTCTCTGGGATCAGAAAGCGGAGGAGGTGATTGCGTCAGCCCCCGACCGGTTCGCGTTAGAGAAGGCACGAGAGCTCGCGCACCATTACCGGTGGCGCGCCAAGGCTATCGCACCGCGGGACTACGGCGACCGCGTCACAAACGAACACACCGGCGCGGGGGGCGGCCCCATCGCACTGGCGGCGATCGACATGAAGAACCTGTCGGACGAGGAGTTAGAGAACATGCAGCGTCTACTCGCTAAAGCCTCCACATCTCCCACCGAGGCGTAACCTCACTCCATGGCTGCCGCCCCCCAAGCCACCGCTACCGGCGCGATGACCCCTGCCGTCATGCTTGACATGGTGCGGCGGGAGAAGGAGCGGCGGCTGGCCTCAGCCAAGCTCTACGAGTTTGTGCGTCAGAGCTGGCCGGTGGTGGAGCCCGGTGTGCCCTTTATCCCCTCGTGGCATATCGAGGAGATCTGTGAGCATCTTGAGGCGGTGTCTGCTGGGGACATACGCAAGCTCTTGGTCAACATCCCGCCGCGGCACAGCAAGTCGACCATCGTCAGCGTCATGTGGCCGATGTGGGAGTGGTGCGCCCAGCCCGAGCAGAAGTTCTTGTGTGCGTCGTACTCCGGCAACCTGTCCATCCGCGATAACCTGAAGGCGCGCCGGTTGGTGCAGAGTCCTTGGTATCAGGAGCGGTGGGGGCATCTGTTCGAGCTCGCTGGCGATCAGAACGCGAAGCAGCGGTTTGAGAACGACAAGACCGGCTACCGGCTGGCCACCAGCGTGGGTGGTACGGCGACCGGTGAAGGCGGCTCCCGCCTGATACTCGACGACCCTCACTCGGCACAAGAGGCGCAGTCCGACGTCATACGTGAGTCGGCGCTCGAGTGGTTTGACGTCGTATGGTCGACCCGACTCAACGATCCCAAGCGTGATGCGATGGTCACCATCATGCAGCGCCTACACGAGCGCGACATCAGTGGTCACATACTTGAGGACATCGGCGGGTGGGAGCACCTGTGCATCCCCGCGGAGTGGGACGGCAAGCGGCGCAAGACGAGCCTCGGCCCCTACGACCCGCGCAAGAAGGTCGGCGAGCTCATCTGCCCCGAGCGGTTCGGCGAGAAGGAAGTCACCGAGCTCAAACAGCTGCTCGGCGTGTACGGAGCAGCGGGTCAGTTACAGCAAGACCCCACCCCGGCCGAGGGTGGTATCCTCAAGACCACGCACTTCCGGCTCTGGCCGCATGACAAGGCGCTGCCGCAGTTTGAGTACATACTGCAGTCGTATGACTGTGCGTTCACCGAGAAGACGAGCGGCGACCCAACGGCCTGTACGGTGTGGGCGATGTTCACGTTTGAGGGCCAGCGTCAAGCGATGTTGATTGATGCGTGGGACGAGCACCTGTCCTACCCCGACCTGCGGTCTCGCGCAATCAAGGATTGGGGCACCGAGTACGGCGGTATGACCAAGGACAGCGCGTTCAACCGCGCAAGGCGGCCCGACCGCATACTCGTGGAGGCCAAGGCGAGTGGTCAATCACTCCTGCAAGACCTCCGACTTGCCAAGGTTCCAGCAATCGGTTATAATCCCGGCGCAGCCGACAAGATCAGCCGTGCGCACCAAGCCGCGCCGACGCTCGAACTCGGTATACTGTGGATCCCCGAGTCCAGCAAGAACCCCGGTCATCCGGCGAGCTGGGCGGCAGGGTTCGTCAAACAACTTGGGAAGTTCCCAGTGGCCGAGCACGACGACTACGTAGACACTTTCACCCAAGCGGTCATCTACCTGCGAGACTCCGGGTGGTTCGAGCTGCCCAAGGCGCGCGACGTTGACGCGCCGCCCCCGGTGCGCCGTGAGCGCGTTAACCCATACGCAGCGTAAGGAGACCCGCGTGGAGTTGATGGTGTGGAACGCAATGCTGACACTGCTCATGGCGCTACTGGGCTGGGCAGTGAAAGTGAAAGACAAAGAGATTGAAGACACCAAGCGCGAGATTGAAGCAGCGCGGGGTGAGCTGGGCCGGGTAACCATCCTGCTCAACCGCACCCGCGAGGAAGTCGCCAAGGAGTACGTCACCAAGGCCGACGTACACAACGACATCAACCGCGTGCTCGACCGCCTTGACCGACTTGACGGCAAGCTCGACGCATTCATCAAGGAGCAGCGCAACCGTGACTGAACCGACCACAGACCTCGAGCTGTTCAAGGCGCAGGTACAAGCCGAGCTCAACCGGCTGGAGGCTCAGTCCTCGGCCAAAGACGTCGCGGGTAAAGCGATCGGTAAAGATGGGCTCAAGTACATCACGGCGATCGTCGTCATCGGCGTGCTGAGTAGCCTCGCACTAGAGGGCGAAAAGATCGCCGCGGTGATGGGCCTGCTCGGAGCCAGCCTGACGGCGCTCATCAGCATGCTGGCGTCAATCGCTGGCGCGACCGAGAAGGAAGACAAGCCGGAGTTCCTGGTCATCAAAGACCTGATCGCCAAGCTCGACAAACTCGACCGCAAAGAGATGCCGATGCGAGTCGACGTCGAGGGCGACCATGTGACCGTAACCAAGGGCGACGACGTCGTCCAAGCCAAGCGAGGTGCAGCATGAGCAAGGCCAAAAAGCAGGTATGGGACAAATCGCGACCGAAAGGCCTCGGCGAGTCGAAGCCCCTGAGCTCAAGCCAGAAGTCGAGCGCGAAGGCGGCGGCTAAGGCGGCGGGGCGACCCTACCCGAACCTTGTCGACAATATGCGTGCGGCCCGCAAGCGTGGCTAGCCGAGTTGACAAGGCGTCGCTGGCTTGCAACAAGCCGCGGCGCACCCCGTCGCATCCTGACAAGTCGCATGTCGTCAAAGCGTGTTACGACGGCCAAGAGCGGATCATCCGTTTTGGCGAGCAGGGTGCCTCAACCGCGGGTAAGCCAAAGTCGGGTGAGTCCGACCGCATGACCCAAAAGCGTAAATCGTTCAAGGCGCGCCACTCAAAGAACATCGCCAAGGGGCCGAGCTCCGCAGCGTACTGGGCGAACAAGGTGAAGTGGTGAGCGGCTACGACCGCGAGCGTGTTGAGCGTATCGTGGGCGAGTTCAAAGCCCGCAATATGGCTGAGGGCGGTGCGGTCGAGGGCGGCTACGACCAACTGAACGCACGCATACTCAAAGCGCTCATCAAGAAGTACGGTAGCGAGGCCAAGGCCCGCGAAATGTTCCGTACCCTTGACGGGGGTGAGCTTATGCGTATACTCAAAGAAGCCGAGGGTTACGCTGAGGGCGGCCCGGTGCTCCCGGCTGACCGCGCCACGGGCTATCGAGCGCCGGGTCAACGGCCCGACGACCGTCTTGCTCGGTTCGGCAGCTCGTTCCTCAAGTCACTCCCGGGTGCGGCCCAAGGCGTCGCCACCGGTTACGTTGACATGCTGAGCGCGCTCAACACGTACCTGTACCAGTTAGAGCCCGCCGAGCAGATCGCGCTGCTCAAGCAGCTACCTGCCGGGTTGCGGGACATGGTGTTGAGCGGGGTGGAGTCGGCCAAGCAGCTACCCGCCAAGGTGGCCGCCGCGACCCCGGAGTCTGCCGGGCAGTTTGGTGCGCAGTTGACCGCGGAGATGCTCCTCGACCCCACACGCGGGGTAGGCAAAACCGTTCCCACTACGCAAGTCATCAAGCCCAAGGGTGGCAACTGGCCTGCCGGTGCGGTTGAAAAGACGGTGGGTAACATCAAGACACCTAAGCGGCTTCCTGCATTAATAACCCCGGCTTGGCTTGACTCTGCTCGTGAAACAGATCCCGACGCATACTACCAGTGGATCAATTTGGCTTTGCCTAAACCGCAAACTCCGCAAGAACTCGTCGACAGTTACCGAGCGCAGCTAAACAAATTAGATCTTGACGATCCGCGTAACAACGATGCCGCGTACGGCCTACAACAAGAGATTGAAAGCGAAACCCGCAACGCGGCGCTTGATACATGGCTCGACCAAAAGCTCGCCAAGTACGTCAAGAGCGAGATGGCGTCACCTGACGACCCGATTCGTAAACAGATTGACCAGTTCGCGGTCAAGAAAAAGCAATTGCTTGAGCAAAAAGACCAGCAGATTAACAAAGCGATGCTGGATCTTGAAAAGGCTCGCGCCGAGCGCGGGTTCACGCCGGAGATGCTCACCCGGTCGCAAGCCCGGTTGCGCGAGTTACGTCGCGAGCGAGACTATATCGCTAGGCAGTCGGGCTCACACATCAATCCGCGAGAACTCGAGTTGGCTAACCGGTGGGTGCCGGAAAGTGTCCCTGATATGCGGGAGCGAATGGGGTACGAGGTTCAGGGTATCGGCGAGACGCCGCTGGGTAAGGGTTGGGAGAACATGGCCGACATGTCAATCCGGCCTACGAGAGCGCGTGTTCTGATCGATCCCCAATTGTATTCTACAAAAGAGTTGAATGCTAAAATAGAAGAAAACCCGTGGTTGACCAAAGTACCGCCCGAAACGCGGGTGTATCAGGTTGATCGGGGTCAGTTTGACGACCTTGGCTTCGGTCACATGCGTGACGAGCTCCGCAACGCGCTCGACCCAGAAAGCGACCTACCCGACGCGCTTAAGATCACGCCAGACAAGTTGAAGATGCTCAACATGGCTCAGGCTTCTAAACTCGTCGACGACATCAATGCGTTCCGCGCCACCCGCGCAACCGAAGTCAACGCGGCCCGCGCTGGTAACATCGCTACGGTGCCCGTGAAAGAGTATCCCGAGCAGGGACTCAAGTGGGTTGAGCTCAAGATGCCGGAGCCAGAATTTGAACCCGGTCACGGCCCCGGCCCTGTATCCGGTTATCCCAGTTTGCACGGTATTATTGACCAAAAGACCGGGCAGTCGGTCTCCGCAGGCGCTACACCGGAAGAAGCGCGCAACCTGTACAAGCGGGAAGAACGCAAAAAAGCACTCGCCGACGCACTCAAGTACGAAGGCGAAATGCTCCAACATTGCGTCGGCGGTTACTGCGAGGACGTCGTGCAGGGTCGCAGTCGCATCTTCAGCCTGCGCGATTACGATGGTCGTCCGCGGGTGACGATTGAAGTGCAGCCTAACTCTAACCAGAAAATGACGTTTGAACAGGCCAAGCAGCAGATTGATACCGACCCAAACACCGCGGATCTTGACGACAACGCCAAGATGGAGATATTATACAAGCAGGGGTTCGTAGACGAAGAGGGTAACGTGTTACCCGACCTGCCGATGCAGATCATCCAAGTCAAAGGCGCTAATAACCGGAAACCTCAACCGGAAGACATCCCGCTCGTGCAGGACTTTATCCGGTCGGGCAAATATGAAATTGCCGGAGATGAGAGGAACACCGGATTCGTCAAGTTACCTAAGGATAACATGATGATCGCTGCGTTAAAGCGAACCGGCAACAAACCACCAGCGTTACGCTCCGAAGCGGGCGATTACTTCTTAACGGAAGATGAACACAAACGGTTGTCAGAATGGTTTGACAAAGGTACCGCTCAGGGTTTCCCTGCGCCCGAGTTTGCTCATGGCGGCGCGGTGAAAATGGCGGCAGGCGGCAAAGTAGGTTATAATCCGGCGGTCGTTGATGAGATCGTCAACCGAGTAAGAGAGAAACTCAATGGCTGACCCGATGAACCCGGCTGAAGAACCCGTCGCAATGCAGGCCGAAATGGTCGAGATTGAAATGGACGCCCCCGCCGAGGTGATTGACACCGACGACGGCGGCGCTATCGTCAAACTCGAGAACGAGATGGACGCCGTTCAGCAAAGCGAACACTTTGCTAACATCATTGAGGAAGTCGACCAGCGCGAGCTCGGTATTGTAATCGAGGATTTGCTGGACAAGATCTCGCGTGACAAAGACGCACGCAAGCGTCGTGACGAAGTGTACGAGGAAGGTCTCCGACGCACCGGACTCGGCGATGACGCACCGGGCGGGGCGCAATTCACGGGTGCCTCCAAGGTCGTTCACCCGATGCTCATTGAGGCCTGCGTAGACTTTTCTGCCCGTATGATGAAGGAGATGATGCCTCCTAACGGGCCGGTGCGCAGCAAGATCGTCGGTAACGCTGATCCTGACGTGCTCACCAAGGCGAAGCGTAAGACGGACTATATGAATTGGCAGTTGACCGAGCAGATCCCGGAGTTCCGGGGTGAGCTCGAACAGTTGTCAACGCAGCTCCCGCTCGGTGGGTCGCAATACCTGAAATTCACGTGGGATAAGCGCCGCCAGCGCCCCACCTGCGAGTTCATTCCGGTTGACGACATTTACTTGCCGTTCGCCGCGACCAACTTCTACACTGCCGAGCGCAAAACGCACGTGCAGTACATCACCAAGTTTGAATACCAGCGCCGGGTTGAAGCCGGTATGTACCGCGACGTCGATTTGGGGTCGCCGGGTGAAATAGACTTCTCAAAAGCGAGCAAAGCCAACGACAAGATCGAAGGCCGCCAAGAGATGAACTACAACGAGGACGGATTGCGCACCGTTTACGAGGTGTGCACGTTCCTCGACTTTGGCGAGGGCACCGTACCTTACCTACTCACCATTGACAAAACGACCGGTAAAGGACTCGCGCTGTACCGTAACTGGGAACCTAACGACCCGGTGCGTAACGAACTTGAATGGGTTATCGAGTTCCCGTTCGTCCCTTGGCGCGGTGCGTATGCCATCGGCCTGACGCACATGATCGGCAGTCTGTCGGGGGCGGCCACCGGTGCGCTCCGCGCTCTGCTTGACTCGGCGCATATTCAGAACATTCCGACGATGCTCAAGTTGAAGGGTGGCCCCAACGGGCAGACTATCAACCTGATGCCGACCGAGATCGTTGATATTGAAGGCGGCGTCAATGTTGACGACGTCCGCAAGATCGCGATGCCGGTGCCGTTCAACCCGCCGTCGCCCGTATTGTTCCAGTTGCTCGGCTTCCTCGTAGATGCCGGCAAGGGTGTGGTGCAGACGTCGTTTGAGAAACTCTCCGACCAAAACCCCAACCAGCCGGTCGGCACGACGCTCGCGCTGATTGAACAGGGAATGGTGGTGTTCAGCTCGATTCATTCGCGGCTGCACAACTCGATGGCCCGCGTGCTCAAAGTATTGCACCGGCTCAACTCCGCTTACTTGACCGAGGACCTCATCGAGCTCCAGTCGGGCGATATGGAAGTGGAGCCATCAGACTTTGACGGCCCGATGGACGTCATTCCGGTCTCTGACCCTAACATTTTCAGCGAGACCCAACGGTTCGCTCAGATTCAGGCGCTCATTCAACGCTCCGCAATGATGCCGCAAATGTACAATTTGCGCAAAATTGAGGAAATGTTCATCACGGCGCTCAAAGTGCCGGACGATGTACTCGCGCCCAAGGTAGGAGAAGACGACCGTGATCCAGTGTCTGAGAACGTCGCCGCGTCGATGGGTCAGCCGATCTACGTGCTGCCCAAACAGGATCACATCGCGCACCTCCGTGTGCATCTTGCCTTCCTTCAGTCGCCTGTGTTGGGTAGTAACCCTGCAATAGCGCCTACGTACATGCCCTCAATACTCGGGCACCTGCGCGATCACCTGCTCAACTACTACCTAGTCGAGGCTCACAAGGGTCTGCAGGGTATCACGGAAGAAGGCATCATTCCGGCTGAATCGATGCAGGAAGCCGACTTCATCATGCAGGTTCAGTCTGTGGTCGAAAAACAACTCGGATTCTTGCCTCAGGTTATGGGGCAGGTCAAGCAGATGGCCGATCAGTACATGCAGCCGCAAATGCCGCCGGATAACTCGATGGCGGTGGCGCAGCTCCGTGCGCAGGTCGATCAGATGGCGATGCAGATGAAGGCGCAAGCCGACCAAGCCAAGCTCCAACTCGAGCAGCAGAAGGCCCAGCAAGACGCTCAAGTCAAGCAAGCCGAGCTGCAGATGAAGCAGGCCGAACTGCAGCAAGAAGCATCGCTGGTACAGCTACGCGAGCAGAGCCAAAACGCTCGCACCGCGGACGACATCGAGGCCCGCGTATTTATGAACACCTCGGACAACGAGACGGCCAAGCAGTTGGCCGCTGCCGAGATCGCCGCCGGAGAGAAGTTCGAAGTCTCCACCGGCACTGGTATCAACCCGCAACCGTAAGGAGACCTAAGCCATGGCTAGCGAGAAGGAAATGGTTCCTCAGCACAAGCGCATCGCGATGGGTGAAAAGCTCGACGGTCAGTCACTTGCCCCCAAGGGCGGTGCTGAGCCGAAGAAGCAGCCCGCTAAGAAAACCCCCGCATGATTGAGCAAAAGCTCCTCGTGCGCCTGAAAGAGGCGCAGCGGGAATATGCCATAGGAGCCCTGCAGCGGCCCAGCCAGAAAGACTCGTTTGAATACGGTCATGCGGTGGGCGTTATCGCGGGGTATGAGATGGCAATCAACATTTTACTGGGAATAGTCCAAGAGGAGAAGTATGGCGACAAAGACCTTTGAAGACGCGATGGAGGCGGCTTTTCCGGATGCAGATCCGGGCATTCAGCCGTTCGGTAGCCGCGTTTTGGTACAGATCCGCAACCCTAAGCAAAAAACCTCGGGCGGCATTATCATTGACCTCGGCTCGCAAGAGACCGAGAAGTGGAATACGCAAGTCGCTAAGGTTATTGCTGTCGGTCCGCTAGCGTTCAAAAACCGTAACACGATGGAGCCTTGGCCCGAGGGTGACTGGTGTAAAACCGGTGACTTCGTGCGAGTCCCTAAGTACGGCGGCGACCGCTGGGAGGTCGACCTTGATGACCGGGGTGTGGCGCTGTTTGTGATCTTTAACGATTTGGATATTGTAGGCAAGGTAACCACCGACCCGACCAAGATCCGAGCATTCATCTGACACAGGAGATGAGACATGGCTGATAAAGATTTATTGACCGAAGACGACGAGAGAGTCGTCGAAGGTCGCGAACCCGACGAACGGGTTGAAGTCGAGTTAAGCCCGGAGGAAGCCCAGCAATACGCTGCGGCCCCCGAGCAAGACGATGACGACGTTGATGATGAGCCGGTTGCCCGGCAGTCAAGCGAAGGCGACGACGAGCGCGAGGCTATCCGCGAGCGCCGCCGTCTTGAAAAGAAAGAGCGTAAAGAGCGACGCGAGCGCGCCATTGAGCGTGATAAGATTGAACTGGAGTTCCTGCGTAAGCGGAACGATGATCTTGAGCGTCGTATCTCGGGTATCGAAGAGCGAGCTCAAAAGAGCGACTTGTCGATACTTGACCAGAAGCTCAAGGAAGCCGTCAACGAGGTCCAACTCGCCGAGAAGGTGATCGCCAAGGCGGTTGCCGCTCAGAACGGCGAGGACGTCGCTCAGGCGCTCCGCTACCGTGATCAGGCGATGCTCAAGGCTCGCCAGCTTGAAGCCGCTAAAAAGCAAGCGCAGGAAGTCAAGCCCCCCGCCCAACCGCAGGTTGACGACGTGGCGCTCGCTCATGCGCGTGAGTTCATCAAAGATAACCCGTGGTACAACCCGCAGGGTGCTGACGAGAGCTCGGCGATCGTGCTGGCTATTGACAACTCACTGGTCAAAGAAGGATTTAATCCGCGTTCGGAAGACTACTGGGACGAACTCCGCGACCGCGTCAAGCGTCGGCTGCCGGAAAAATTCCAAGAGTCTTCCGCTCCGGCCAAGAAGACCGAGCGTCAAGCACGCGGCGGCCCGCAAGTGGGTTCCGGGCGCGAACACGCACCGACTTCGACGCGGCGCGAGGTCTACATCAGCCCCGAGCGTAAAAACGCGCTCATCGAGGCCGGTGTGTGGGATGACCCCGTACTGCGCCAGAAGTACATCAAAAAATATATGGAGTATGACCGGAACAAGGCGTGATTTGCCTTCCACCGTATTCCACGTTATAATTCCCTCATCGCTGTAGGAGCGACACATGACTGATGAACGATTAAAGAAATCCGCTGAAAACCGCACTAGCCGCACGATGCAAGATCGAGCTGTGGTCGAAAACCGTGAAGTGACGGACGACGAGCGGGTTGAGATGTTCAGGCAGCAACTTTTCAATTCTGCACTGCCCGATTTACCTAATATCCCCGGATACCACACCTGTTGGTTGACCACGACTAACCCTCGTGACTCAATTCAAGGGCGCATTCGTCTTGGTTACGAGCCTATTAAGCCGGAAGACGTTCCCGGCTGCGAGTATGTCACGCTCAAGACGGGCGAGTGGACGGGCCTAATTGGAATCAACGAGATGTTGGCGTTCAAACTCCCTATGAGCTTGTATGAGAAGTTCATGCGGGAAGCGCACCACGATGCTCCACTCCGCGAGGAGGAGAAGCTCACCGACACCGCCGAGTTTATGCAACAGCAAGCTCGCGCTGCCGGTTCTCAGTTGTCCATGGGTGATGGTATGGCGGGACTTGCAGAAGAGAGATCAGCTCGTTTTGAGCTCACTTAACCCTGTATATTAACCAAGGAGTAAAATCGCATGTCATCGACAAGCGCACCCTTCGGTTTTCGTCCGTCCTTCCACAACAGTGGCCAGATGCGGCCGAAAGCCTACGTCATCACCTCCGGGTATGGCGTAAATATCTTCTCCGGTGATCCGGTGAAGTTGACTGATTCCGGTGTTGTTGAGTTGGGAACTTCCGATGGTACCCGTTCGGGCACCACTGGTGGTTTCAACCTGCTCGGCATTTTCGCCGGTGTTCAGTATCGCGACAGCAACAGCCGTCCGGTGGTTTCTAACTACTGGCCTGCGTCGACCACCGGCACTGAGATTCAGTGCTACGTGTACGACGATCCGGAAACGCTGTTTGATGTCCAGTACAACAATCCTTCGGCCGGTACCACGGTTCAAACCGCGGTCGGCGAAGAGTGTGACTGGGTAGTGGCCTCGCCGGGTGGTTCCACCGCGACGGGTCTTTCTAGCGCGTATCTTGGTGTGATTGAAGCCGGTACTGGTCAGTTCCAGATCACCGGGTTCGGTTACGGCCCCGATAACGTCCTGACTGATGCTTATGTAGTTGCGACTGTTCGTGTGAACGAACATCACTACAAGGCCTCGGTTGCTTCAGTCTAATAGGAGTACTGACACATGGCAACCCCAATGCGCAGTACAGACTTTCGCAGTATTGTTGAGCCGATCCTCAACGAAACTTTCGACGGTGTGTACGACCAGCGTGCTGACGAGTGGAAGCAGATCTTCGACGAGAGGAAAGGCATTCCGCGTAACTACCACGAAGAGCCGGTCCTGTACGGATTCGGTGCTGCTCCGGAGCTCCCGGACGGCATGGCTGTCACCTATCAATCAGGTGGCGTCCTCTTCCTGCAGCGCTACCTCTACAAGGTCTACGGTCTCGCCTTCGCGCTGACCAAGGTCCTCGTGGAAGACGGCGATCACATTCGTATCGGTCAGACCTATGCCAAGCACTTGGCGCAGTCGCTCATCGAGACGAAGGAGACGCTCGGCGCGAACATCCTTAACCGTGCGTTCAACGGATCGTATCCGGGCGGCGACGGTAAGTCGCTCGTGGCGACCGATCACCCGATCGTCAACGGCACGTTCAGCAACCAGCTGTCGACCGCTGCGAACCTTTCGCAGACGTCGCTCGAGCAGTTGCTCATCCAGATCCGCAACGCTGTTGACAACAACGGCAAGCGTATCCGTTTGACGCCCAAGGCGATCGTCGCTGGCCCGAGCAACGTGTTCCAGGCCGAGGTGCTCCTCAAGAGCGTCCTCCGCACGGGCGCGGCCAACAACGACATCAACCCGGTCAAGTCGATGGGCTTGCTGGCTGATGGTCAGGCCAACCTGTCGCGTATCACGTCGACCACTGCATGGTGGATTAAGACGGACGCGCCGGAAGGCTTGAAGCTCATGATGCGTCGCGGTCTTGAGAAGAGCATGGAAGGTGACTTTGAAACCGACTCCATGCGCTACAAGGCCACCGAGCGTTATGCCTTCGGTTGGACTGATCCCCGTACCATCTACGGCACGGCGGGAGTCTGATATCAAGCGGAAAGCGGGGCTGGTGACGGCCCCGCTCTCTCTTGATACAACTCTCTTAAGGAGACAACCATGGCAAATCTGCTCGTAACTCGTTTTCCTAACGGCGTGACGAACGTCGCTGAGAACGATCTTTTCTGCGATCTGGCGATGCCCGACCCGACCCAACTTCATACGTATTTCAATGATTTTGATACGTATGTCGCTGGTGAATGGACGGTAACGGAGACATCATCAACAGCTACTCAGGCTCTGACTGACGGCGATGGTGGTCTCCTGCTGGTGACGAACTCGGATCAAGACGATAGTCTTTGTGCTCTGCAAAAGGTAGGCGAGTCCTTCCTTCTTGAGTCGGGCAAAGAGACTTTCTTCAAGACCCGTTTCAAAGTCAGCGACGCGACTGATTCGGACGTGGTCATCGGTTTGCAGGTGACAGACACCACGCCGCTTGACGTCACGGACGGTATCTACTTCATCAAGTCTGATGGCAGCACCTCGGTGAATCTCGTTTGCCGCAAAAATGCGACGACGGGTTCAAACGTGGCTTCTGCTGTTGCTACGATGGCTAACGATACGTTCGTCACGCTGGGCTGGTACTATGACGGTCAGGGTACGCTCGCGTACTCGGTGAACGGCACGGTTACCGGTTCTATGAGCGCGTCGTCCTCGTATCTGCCGGACACGGACTTGACGGTTTCCTTCGCCATTCAGAATGGTGCGGCTGCCGCTAAGACCATGACGGTGGACTACATTTACGCCGCTAAGCAGCGATAAACAGGGCGGGGGCTACGGCCCCCTGCCTTTTTAGGAGACCGGCATGCGCCCGATTAGTTTTACGTATTCTCAGGCTGCTGCTGACGCCGATAGCGTTGCCGCGCCTCAATTGCTGAACGCTTCAGGAGCGATCACGCTTAACGGCTCTGCGGTCGTGAGTGGGGTGGCTGATTTTACCTCTAGCCCGGCATACGTTACCATTACGAATGATAAGTCGGCTACTGTAAGTTTTATCGTTACCGGCACCAAGCCCGGTGGCGTTACTACTCAAACCGAGACGATTGCGTTTACAGCGTCGGGTACGGTCACGGGTAGTATCGCGTTTGCGACGGTGACTAATGTGGCCGCGTCTGCCGCCACTAGTGCGACTATCTCTGTTGGTAACGCTGTTATCGGTTACACCGATTGGATTCCGCTTGATATTTATGTGCCGAACCAAGTAACGAATATTTCGGCTAAGGCGAGCGGTACGGTCAATTACTCTGTTCAATATACGAACGAAGACCCGTTTGACCGTTCGATTACGCAATTAGCGGTACCGCACCCGGCTGCCAGCCTCACAGCGGCGACCGGAGATGAAACACAGTTTACCACGACGTTGATGCGAGCGGTTCGCTTGAAAGTCAATTCTGGTACTGGTTCTATCCGTTTCACCATCGTGCAGCAGTCGACGCAGTAAAACATGGCTAACGTCAAAATTACTGATCTCACGGCAGGTACCGCGCTCGGCGGTACTGAGTTGTTTGAGTCGGTTCAATCGGCTGCTTCGGTTAAACTTACCGCAGATCAGATTAAGACGTTTGTAGGTAACTCGCTCAACATCACCGGCGGTGTGTTAGGGTCGGTAACGATCAGCAACGCTGTCGGTGAATTTGACTCTATTACGATTACGGCTGGTGCGGTACCGTTTAACACGATCACTAACCGGGCCATCGGTCAGTTCGAGTCTCATGTTGATCAGTCGGCTGTGTCGGCCAACGTCGCCTATGTTGTGCAAATGAACAACGCGGCTGATTTTAATACCGGCATAACGATTGCGTCGAGCACGAACGTCACGGTCGCCGCGTCTGGTGTTTATTCCATCAACGCCAGTATTCAGTTTGCAAACTCGGATACCACCAACCATACATCGACATTCTGGTTTAGGAAAGACGGTACGAACATTCCAAACTCTGCGTCGATCATTTCGGTGCCAAAGGTAGCGGACGGTGGTAAAACGCTAGCTCAGGTCACGATTTTCGAATCTATGACCATCAGCAGCTATGTACAGCTCGTCTGGTCTGCTAGTAACACAGCCGTCACACTTGATTACACGTCTGCGACTGGTAGTGCTCCTGAGGTGCCGTCCGTCATCTTCAACATGCAGAGAATCAAATAATGGCGCAGCACGAAACCGCTGGCGAGTTCATGGGTTTGATGTTCATGTCCCGCGACATGGCGCACCGTGAGCATTTAAAGACTCGCAGCTACGCTGTTCATAAAGCGCTGGGTAAATTTTACCCGGACATCATAGACCTTGCCGACAAATTTGCCGAAGCCTATCAAGGGGGCTTCGGCAAGTTGCTTTCAATCCCTTTGCTCAATGTCACTGAACAAGAAGACATCGCAGAGGCTCTGCAGGCGCACGTTGATTGGATCAACGAGAACCGTGCAGAA